TTATAACTACGAGTTCCATTTTTATCTATATCACTAATAATACATTTATTAGTTCCCCAACTTGTAGTACACTCAAATACTTTGCCATTACCTAAATAAATACCTGTATGATTTATTGCTTTACCTTCACTATTTTTTAAACCCTTCATACATAAATACTCACCAACAACTAAATGTTCAAAGTTAGTGCTAACATCGGTACAATAACTTAATGCACCATTACAACTAAAATCTGCTACTCCATTTGATTTATAAACTGCTCCACCTTTATATTTATTTTTATCAGCTTTAAATCCCCACAATATTCCTTTTACACTAAGAACACAGTCCATTCTAAATTTACCATTGCTTTTATTGTATTCTAGCCATAATTTCCCTGAATAGTAATAATTAGGAACATCATTAACAAGCCATTTTAACTTTTCAATAAATTGTTTTGATGTAAATACTTTACCCATAATTCACCTCCTTACTCTTCGGTAGGTTCTATTGTTGGATGATAGAAAGTTTCTTTTTTTACAATATTTCCGTCTTCACTCATTAATATAATTGTGTGTCGAGGAACTGTTGATACAGCAGCATAACTACACTTTGTATAGTAGTCTTGACTTGCTACTCCACTTTGTACTTCTGCTTCACTATGAAAAGTTGTTAGCATAGCACTACCCTGTATTTCTAATACAAATGCACCCATTTATCTCACCTCTCTTATTTTTCTTCGTCTTCTACTTTTGCTTGTGATGGTTTATTAGTTTGATAACCTATAAAGAAACCCACAGTAGATGTTGCTATTGTTAAGAAAGCTACAACTATTGATTTAGTTATTTCTTCATCTAAGTTTCTAACAACTACATAAGCAAATGCTAGAGATAGAAACACAACAATTATTAATGTAATTAAACTTTTTAAATTCATTTTCATTATTTTTCCCTCCTATTTTAAACCTAACTTATATGCTATATAACCTAGTAGTATTCCTAATATTGCATAAAATATATAGTCAATAAGTTTGTCCCATTTCTTTCCTTTTTCGTTTTGCGTGTTGTCTAACTTTTTATTTATACTATCAATGTTTTTTTCCATTAATCCTATTTTGTAATCCATTGTTTCTAATATTTTTGTATTTTTTTCTAAGTTTGAAATCCTATTTTCATGATTATCAAATTTAGCTTTTATTAAATCATCACTCATATTTATTCTCCTTTATTTATTTTAAAACAAGCCATAATCATCATTCCAAAAACTCCACCCAATATAAAACTTACTAATCCTATTAAAAAATCACTCATATTATTCTCCTTTTATATTACATAAGTAAACCCTATTGTTAATTCTTTTCCTGAACTTAAATTACTTGCTAATACTCTACAAGTAATATTTCCATTTGAATCTATATAACAATTTAATGCTGTTGAGCCATTGTATGAACTACTATTAATTGGTATTTTAGGTATAAATGTGCTATTATTTATTGTTCCTGTAAATGCATTACTACCTGTATTTGTTGTTCCTGAAGAAGTAATAACTATTGTTAATTGAACAACATTACCAAATCTTCGCCAAGTGCTAGAATTAAGAGTAGCACCACTTGACCTAGTTACAATTCCTGTTCCTGTTGTGGTTTTAAATGGTATTTCTGTCCAATTTGTCCAACTACCACCATAATTACTTCTTATTTCTAAGTTTCCATCACTAGTCAATATTTTTCTTATTTGCATACCATAACTGGTTCCATCACCACCACCGTTTCGGTGTCTAACATTTATAAGGTTATACCAAGTTCCACCTATGTTTGTGCTACCTATAAATGACTGTTTTGTGTAAGCATCATCATTAAAACTTGACTTACCTTCGATTGTCCAACTTTTTACTATATTATTAGTTCCATTATCTCCATTAACAGTTAATCCATTTGTTGTTGCACTTCCATTAATAACAGTAGTTCCACTTTCAGGCCAAAAGGATAACATTCTTGTTCCATCATATTTATCAATACCAAAGTTATCTCCACCATCACTTCTTTTATGCCTCATATTACCTGCACCATCATAAGTAAACCCAAAAGGTGCATAATCAACTCTACCTGCATTACTTGTATATAATGTCCCATTTACATGAAACTCATCATTGTCCCACCAATATATTGGTTCACCTTTAGGGACTGTAATATTGTTGGCTGTTATTCCAGAAGTATTTACACTATCTACTGCTTTAGCTTCAAATATATATACTTTAGTATAATCCATACCAGTAAGTTGTTTTGTTGCACTAAATGAATTTCCACTTGTTGTTACAGATAAACCACTACTTGTCCAGTCTTGTTGCCAACTAGATGCTCCACTTTCTTTCCAACGATAATATACAGTTAGGTTGTTACCAACATTAGTTCTAAATGTTCCTGTATATACATTTCCTCTAATATTAATGTTTATTTTGCCATCAGTTGGTAGATTTCTCTTAAATGTATTTGTATCAGTTATGATTGACAAAGGAATATAATTAATAATATCCATTGAATTAGACTGATTTAGTGTAGTAATGTTATCTCGACTATCTTTTACTGTTATAGAAAATACATTTGTTGTTGCTTTATTAAATGTATATGTTCCACTTCTTTGAACACTACTACTACTTCCATCTAATGATATTGCAACACCATTAACACTTGCAGATATAATTGTTGCACCATTTAATGCCTTAGCAGTAATTTCAATTTGAACATTTGAACCATATTTAACTACCTTAGTTGTACTTGTATTTGTACCTGTAGATAATTGAGCAGTTGTTGAATTAATATCAGTTGCTGTTCTAGTAGTTATTTCAGGATTTCCTGATGCAGTAAATGTTTGCTCAGTATAAGTAGGATCTCCAACAGGCGAAGAACCACTATCTATTGTATCTGCCTTAAACTCTAAGATAATACTCTTTTGTGTGCTAGTCATTTCTGTATATAAAGAAGTTGGTGGTGTCCAATTATAATTTTTTGCACTTGTTGTGGCTATTGTTATCCAGTTAGAACTTGAACCATTTTTAACTCTATAAGATAAAACAGTAGAGAAAGAATCACTATATTTAGTTATTGTAATTGTAGTTTGTGTTCCTATTTTAGAAGTATCTACAGCAATAGTACTTGCTCTAGGTATTGTATCAAGTGTAATAACTGCATTTGTTTCACCATAACTAAATGCTGTATTAGAATCACCTGTATAATGAAAGAATAATCTTACTTTACTTGTTCCATCACTACAATGTGGTACTTGTATAATTCTACTTGTATCATCAGAGCTTATATTGAATACATTAGAAGCAGATAAAGCCCCTTTAACTGGATAATACTTTGTGTTATTAGTTGCTTTGTCAAATCTAAATGTTGTTGATACATTTAAGTTATTTGCTGCTTCTGGTGGTTCACTACCACTTGTTGTATTATATGAATATCTATAATAAGATGTTCTCCAACTTGTATATGAGAAAGTATTATAACTTTGCTTTCTTCCTGAGAATGGTTGATATTCAATTATATCAATATTACTTGCTGTTCTACTTGCTGGATAACCAGTTGTTCCATATAAGTCATCTCTATATCTCCATCTAATACCAGCAAAGAATACTGAGTTGTTATTAGTTGAACCATTTACATATTGCCAATCTCCTCTTGCCATTAATTACCACCTACCCTATAAAGAAGCAACCAGTACCACCCTCATAATTTTCAAATCTACTTCTGCTTCCTACTATTAAATAATTATCTACCATAATATTGTCTGTTGCCACTAATGTTTGTCCTTTGTAATTACCATATTGTGTATTATTATCATCTACATATCCAGCAAACAATATTGGTTCATTATTATCAGTTTTTACATTTACCCCAACTTCATTTATTGTTGTTTTGGTATTTGCTCCAGATTTCTCGTAAGTCATTCCGTTTTCATCATACGTTGCACTTGCTGTATGAACGACTTCACTTACTATTTGATTATTTTGTTCATCATAAAACTCGCCTTTTAATATTGACTTGATTTCAGTTTTTTTGTATGTATCTGTTTGTATTTCATTTACACTTGTTTGAAGTGTATTAAAAGTACTCATTGGTGTATAATCACTAAATTTACCATTTATAGCAATATCACTATTTTCTAGCGATTCAGTTCTACTAGAAAGAGATGTTATAGTTCCATCTTGTTTATTAACTATTATTTCAGTTTGTCTTAACTTTTCGCCTAAGCTAACATCTTGTTTAGTTAATATTTGTTGTTCTGTTAAGACAGGACATTTAATTTCACTTGTAAATGATCCATCAAATGTAAATTTATGTTGTAATACATAACTATCTATATAATTTTCTTCGTCTAAATATATTCGTATTTTATTTCCTTTTTCTAAGAAAGGTTTTCCAGTATAAGTAATTAATGTACATTCAGTATATGTTAAGCCATCAACTTTTTCCCATATATTTTGTATAACTGCTTCTCTTTTTTCTTCATTATATAAGAAATAGTCTTCACTTATTACTAATTGATGTTCACCATTTAGTGCAATACTTTCATCATCTTGAATTGTTACATTTTCACTATCTACTGCACTACTTTTAATTATTAATGAATTAATTGGTCCATATACTGTTTTTCCACCCTCTAACGTTGAATAATCACTTGTTTGAAAGGTGTAATCTATACTATCACTTAACCATTTTAAATCTATGTTATAAACGTCATTATTAGCATCTATATTTATATCTACAAATGCACAAGCTACTTTTGCAATAGAATTTAATACCATTCTATTAGTTTCACCACCAACAAATGGATTTGCTTCTACTACGAGTGTGCTATTTGTAAAGTTTAATGTTACAGGTGTTAACCCTAAATAACCACATAATTCTTCATATACATCTGCTAATGTTATCGTTTCGTTTTCATAATCTAAAGTTGTGTCATACTTGTTGTCTAATTGTTGCATTAATAAATCATATCCAATAAAAGAAGTAAAGTTTTCAGTTTGCTCATCTTTAGGTTTTTCTACTATATATGAACCTAAGTTAAGATATTCAGTACTATTATTTTCATACTTAACACCTACACTTACATCAAATTGTCTATTTTCAATAGTATCTTCTAAAGCATCTATAAGTTGTGATTCAAACTTTGTAACATAAACACTACCTACTATATTACCATCATCATAACAACCACTATCTATAGTAAAACTTTGTAATTTATTACTTTGATTTATTTCTAACGTAGGATTAGAAAATTCTATTTTTCCATATCTATTATTATATGCAGGATTTTTACATTCATTTATAAAATCAATACTTGCCATAATACACCTACAATTCTATTATTGCTTGTGATATAGGATTAAACATTTCTACTAAAGCATCATTATTTCCTTCTTTTACAGAAACTGGATAAGCTGCACTAGCAGTTCTATCTCCTCTATAAGCATTTATTGTTTTCCATGTATTTGTAAAAGGATCTAAGAATTGTACTGTCATTGTTGGTCTTAATCTTATTTGTGCAAAGAAATCTACTACTTCATCCCTAGTTAATTGTCTAGTAACTAAATCAAGTCTATATTTTGTAGATATTACATTTAATATCATTTTTCCATCTGCTGTAGTTGTATCACGTCCGCTATTTTTAGAAACATCATACCAACCAACTTGTGATTCGTTTGATAAATATTTAGATATATCTACATTGTTTATTTTAACTTTACTAATTACTAATGAAGGAGATGCTAATGAATATTTATATGCACCTTGTACAAATTCTTGTATCATCATATCACCATCTTTCGTTTTCCCTTTAAAGAAAAGTGCTACACAAGTATCTATGCAGGGATGTTAATAGGACATCTACCTGTTTGTTTAGTTTTTTGATTTATCTTATCTATTACTACACCTTCATCAGTGTGAGCATAGAAATGTATTTCACCACCACCGATGTTTACATTACGCATAGCATCTGAAACAGCAGTATATATTGCACTTGCAATTTGAGAACGATTTAATACTTCAGTTCTTCTATTAATGTTGCCAACTATTTCAGCACCATGTTCACCAGCAGCAAACAATGTACCATGATTTGGTAAACCACCATTTGCAAATTGTGGTATTTGTGAATAATTACCTGCCTCGAATATTCCACCTTTTGCTGCACCTATTGCGTTGAATAATGGTTTAAATAATGGATTGTTTTTGTATTTATTAATTATATTGTTTATTGTTTGACTTGCCTTATCTTGTGCAGTTACTATAACAGATTTTTCAAGTTTTACACTATTAAATCCTTTTTGTAATTGCTCAACTATTGTTTTAGCCTTATTATACATTTCTTGTTCTTCTGGGGTTAATCCTTCTTGTAACTTCCAACCTAATTCAGTTCCTGCTTTTGTCATTCCATATTGTAATTTTTCTTGAATTTGAGGTGGTAATTTTTGATATTCTAATAAAGCATTTTCAACTGATTCTTCACCCATTTTAATCCATTGTTCAATTACTTCATCTGTTATTTCACCATTTCGGGTTTTATTCAAAGCCTCTAATCTATCAAAATATTCATCAGCTTTTTTTATTTTTTCTTCATCTGCTGCAACTAATTCATCATATTCTTCTTTTAAATAGTTACTTCTATTATCAGCAAGTTCTTTTAAATGTTTTTCAGCGTTTTCCTTTTCGTTTTTCCAATATTTTGCTTTAGTTTTCTCGTCTTCACCTAGTAATTGTGCTTCACCACTTAAATATTCATCTAATGCTTTATAGTTTTTCTTTAATGATAAACCATAAGCCTTTTCAAATGTATCTATCGTATTTTGATAATTTTCAACTACTTTGATGTTGTTTTGATAAACTTCATTTTGCGTATTTATTTTAGTATTTAAGTTTTCATATTCTGCAGCCATTTCTCTTAATTCTTTAGAATAAAAACCAAATGGATCTTTATTTACTTTGTCAAACAATTCAGTCATTTCATCATTTGTTAATCCATACTTTTCAGCATTTTTTTCTATTAATACATTTTGGTCAAATATTAGATCATTAAGATATTTATAACTATCAGAAACATCTTTGTTTGCTTTCTTGATATTTTTAAGAGCATCATTATATCCTTCTTCTAAAATATTAAGTTTTGCAAGAGCTTTCTTTTGAAGTATTAAGTTATCAATTTCATCTTCTAATTCATCATATTTTTGAATTACTCCATCTACTACTTTAATTTCTATACCAAATGCTTCAGATAATATACCAGTAATAACTTCGGCTCTATCTTCATAGCCTTTTTTTACTTTTCCGTTTTTATCAACTATTGTATCTAATTCATCTTTAAGACCTTGATAGTAAGCCATTTCATCATCACTGTCGGTCATCATATCTTTTGCTTTTTTTACTGAATCAGTCCAATCATCTATTTTCTTTTGTGATTCTTCTCTTGCATTGTTTATTTTGATTTGTTCTTCGTCAAAAGCATCACCAATGCCTCCAATAGCAGTTATTAATGTACCAATACCACCAATAATTCCACCTATTAATGAGCCTATTGGTCCAAATATACTACCTATTTGTGCAGCACCAAACATAGTTGCTAATGATCCAGCTAAACCAGCAATTTGATTACCCCAATTAATACCATTATGTGCCATATCATCCATAGCAGCATTTAATGTTAAGACACCTGTTGTAGCTATTGCCATACCTTTTACTACAGTAGTCATTTTACCTCCTACTCCAGTTAGGAATTTACCCATAGCAGTATCAGTAGATATTAGTTTTCCTAATAGTTTTGAAACAGCACTAAATATTTTTCCAAATATAATCTCTAAACCTAAGCCAACAAATAATTTTCCTTTTCCACTTAGATTGCCAAACCATTTTGCTAGATTTTTTATCGTAGTTCCTAAACCTTGATATTTGAACTCAACTTCACCAGTTAATGGATTAATTACTTTTTTAAAACCAAGTATTTCCATCCATCTATCACGAATTTCAGTTGCCTTCATTCGTACTTTATCCATTAAGTTATCATAACCACTAATAGCATCTAATAAACGTTTATCAATGCCACCTGTAAGTCCACCAGAACCTACTCCACCACCACTACCTGTTTTACTAGGAGTAGTTAAGTTATTTATTTGGTCAAAACCTAATACTTGACGTTTTAATTCTTTTGCTGCCTTAGTAGCATTACCTGCACCTGTTCCTATATCTTCAAACGCATCATAAGTGTCTTCTAAACTTGCAATTCCTGTATTATAATCTCTTGACTCTATTCCAAAGATATTTGCTATCGCTTTAGCAATTTCCTTTAATACCATTAATATTGCATTAGCATAAGGTAATATATCAGCATACATTCCCATAAATAAGTTAGCCCATGCAACTTTAACTTCTACTAATTGTTGTTTAAATATTTTTAATTGGTTTGCAGGAGATTCTATAGTTTCAGCAAAATCACCCATAGCAGATTTAGCTTGATATAAAGTAGATATATAACGTAATATTTGCTTTTCTGCTTGGTTCATATCGTTAACAGTTCTATCAGTTATACCTAATGCTGCTAACGTAGGCTTCATACTTTGTTGTGTAACATCTATACCAAAAGACCTTAATGGCTTCGTTTGTCCAGCATATACACCTGCTCTTAATGCTTCAGCAGTTGCTTTTTCACTACGATTATATAAAGATGCTAAATCGTAAGTTAATTTAAGCATATTTTCAGACATTATAGCTGCTTTATCTTCACTTATGCCTTGGTTAGTTGCCATTGCTTGAAACAAACCTTGATAACGAAGTGTTTCAGTCATGTTAGTTCCAAATGCTTCATTTAATTTCTTTTGGAACTTCATAGACTCTCTTCCTAATGTAGAAAAAGTCTTTACTCCATCTTTTTCAATGTTTTTAAATATAACATTAAATAAGTTTAATTCCTCGGCTCTATTTACTGCACTATCAAAGAAATCCATTGCTTTTAAGCCAATTCTCTTTGCACCCATAACAGTAAATAATTTAGAAAAAGCACCTTGTAATTTACCAATTCTATTTAAGGTTTTATCTAAAACATTTAATGTTTGTTCACCAGTGGTTTTTAATTGTAGTTCTAAAGTTTGATTATTCATTATTGCTTTTCACCACTTTCTCCCTTTTCATTTGGTTGTGCTTTATTTTCATTTTTGCCCAAAATAGCCTGTACTTGTGAGATTCTATTCTTTATTTGTTTTTCTAGTTTCTCACTTTGGCTCATTTTTTCTCTTTGTTCATCTTCCTTAGTCAAATTGTAAGGTTTTTGAGCATAAGATATTTTCTTACCTTTTCCAAATGAATTAGCAAGTGCAACTGATACAGCTTCAAAGAAATATGCCCCTTGTAACCATAATTGAAAATTCATTGCCTCTTGTTCATTTTTTAATTTATTAAAGTAAGAAAAACGGTATGCCCAGAATAGGTCTGGGTTATCTTCCCAAAACTCCTTTACAGACATACCGTATGTAATTGCCATAGGCAATAAATCATAAAACCAATCTGTTAAGTTTTTATATTTCTTGCCTTCCTCTTCTATTGTTCGATTATCTCGAGATCCTCCTCCGTCTTCTCGGAGTTCGTACCTGCTAGGGCATCTATAAAAGCTGAATATTCTTCAAATGCGAATTTTACAACTTTATTTACCATTGCTTCACCTTTCTCTTCAGCATAACTGTCCATTAATTTAATTGCTAAATTAGGATTAACAGTATTGCTATAGTTTTTTATAAACAATGATTGCCATAGGATTTCTCTATATGTTATTGGTTTCTTATAAAACTCTTCTATATTGAATCCTACTGATTCTAGCCATTTAATTGAATCTCTATTATATTCAAGAATATATTCTTTATCCTTGATTTTTAATTTTAATTGACGCATCGTTTATTTCCCTTCCTTTCGATTACTATGCACTTGTATTAATTTTTGCAGTAACTTGTTGTGCTGTTAAATAAGTACCAGCAATACTTGGAGTTGTATGTAAAGTACATTCCATAGCTGCTCCAACAGATTCTTCATTAATCCAAGTTTGACATACACCTCTGTATTCAAATCCTGCTCCATCTGGGAACTTAATTAGAATATCTTTTGCAATATTATCACATACAGCTTGAACAGCAGCTAGTGCAGTTTGTGAATAGTTGTAAGTGAAATCCATATCTCCTGTATCTGGTCTGTCTGGTACATATACCTTAACTGGATCGCTTGAAGTTGTAATTTCTACATTACCACCAGCTTGTCCTGTTGCAGGCATACCCTTAACTGCTACTAATTTTGCAGCAGCATATTTTGTATCTGTTGTTGCTTTAACTCTTAGTTCAATACCTAAGTCTATCATTTATATCACCTCTCATATATTTTCCCTTTAGAAGTGCTTTTATCTTAACGTTGGATATATAACCAAGTTGTCATTTCCATATTTTGTATCTAAAACACCCGTTAATCTTATCATACCTCTATGAACATTATCATCCATATTATAAGCATCATGATTAACATTAATTGTGAAATGATAATTCTCTTTTATATAGTTAACTATTAATTTAATTAACTCATCACATATAGTTTTTTTAGATACTTTTTTACTTTCTGTTTGTCCTTCAACTGTTGTTTCTATTGTTTCATCAATAGCATATATATTAATTTCTATACCAAAATTATAGGTTTCTTCGCCATAACTAAGATTATTATATCTGTTTGTTACAGGTAATAAACAAATAGGAATTATAGGAAATATCTTACTATCTTGTGGAGTTTTCTTTACTACTTTAGCAGAATATACATTATTTGTTTCAATATACTCTTTTAAGTCAGGATAAATTATTTCTTCAAATACTTCTTCTACTAACATATTTACTCACTCCTTAGTACATATTTCCAACGTTCTTACATATTTCAACATCAACGTAATCACCTATTTCAGATTTTATGCTTTCAAATGCTTTGTAGAACATACGTCTACTTGGTAAACCTTTTGTCCAACCAAATGTACCATCTGTTTTAGGATATACCCAACCCTCTTCGCCATGTGCATTAACATCATATTGCCAACCTTCTTTTCTAGGGTGTGGATTTTGTTTACCTACAATACCAGTACCCATTTCATTAAAGATTATTACCCAATCATTTGTCCATACTCTGCCTATATTTTTATTTGCATCATATTCCCATTCTATTGCACCAACATGATTTAGAATATTATTGTCATAACAGTATTCTAATACTTTATTATACATAGCTTCGGTAGCATATTTAATTGCATCATTGACACCTTTTTTATAGTTATCTTTGAAATCTTGAATTTGTTTTTTTGCCCTTTCCAAACTCTCTAGTGACATAAGCATCGTTATCGTTTTTTTCATGTTTTTCTTCTTTCTTTTCTTCTACTAATGTAAAACCTGCTTTTAAGAAGTTTTCTTTATCTTCTTCTGTAAAAACAACTACACCATTATTGAATTTATACATAAAACACCTACTTTCCTATAATTTGTTGCATATAGATTACTATAACTGAATTACCTACTCTTGGTGGTAATAAAACATAATTGGCATTATCACCATTTTTGCTTTCACCTTCAGGAGTAGTATCATATAAATAAGCTACATCAAATTCCTTAAATAAACCCTCATATTTCCTATCAATTACCATTCTTTGAGTTATACTTGCCTTTTCACCAAACTCGGCTATTTCAGCAGCAGATTTAACTCCACGATAATTAAAACTATATTTTACTGGAGTATCATATATAACTACCTCATTGCCTTCATCATCTAAATTTACATCTAGTTTTGAAGCAATGTATAAGTCTTTATTCCATGTATCAGGATTTGCTCTTACTAATATCATCTTGGAACACCAGCCTTAGGAATTAGTTCATCTAATAAAGATTTAGAAATTAAACCACTTAAATAACTTACTGATATACCATTTTCACTATATGATTGTACGTTAGCACTATCTTTCTTGTTATAAAGTTCAATAGCACATCTTACCAACCACATATCCATTCTCCATGTAGTAGGTAATTCAGCAGTATCATCAAATGGATAAAGTGTATATAAAGCAATACATTTAGCATTATCCAACATTAGTCCAAATAGACTATCTTGGCTTGTGTCATCAGAATTACCTAATATAGTTAATCTCATTTTAACTAACTTTTCGTCAGGAACATCATTTTGTTGTTCTTCAGTAGTGTTAGTTGTTTCGTCTTCTGAAACATCGATTATTTCTTCATCATTCATATTTACACTTCCTTATCTCCATTATTGTTACAATTCCTTTTTGATACAATTCTCTAGCACGTTGACAGTCTAAATATCGTATTGTGCCAGATGGATAGTATTTATTATTTTCTTTAACATCATTGTAAGCAACTAAAGTTCTTACTTTAAAGTTTTTTTCCATAACTCTACTACCCCCTTCTGCTCATAATTAACATTTTTAGGAATTTTGTTTACTATTTTGTCTATATCTTTTTTAGTTAGTTTCATATCAAAAGGAAGTATATAACCGTTTACCCCATCTTTCAAATCTTGTAAAGCATTAGGAAATGGTGTACATAAGGTTGGTACATGACTTTGCCATGCTTCATACATTGTCAAACAAAATGACTCAGTATCAGATAATTGCACAACATAATCATAGCCACCCATTATTCTTTGTCCTTCTCGTATTGGATCATGAAGTATCATATTCTTATAGCTTACATAACCTAGTGGATTTGTACCATATATGTCAAATACATAAGTATAGCCATATTTTTCAAGCAAATCACAAAGCATACACATACGTTTATAGCCTTTTTCTTCAGTTAATCTAGTAAAGGCAACAAGTTTTATTTGTACCTTTTCATTATCAAGTATATTAGGAATAACTATACTATCATGACCAAACTCTCTAATAAAAGATTGTCTAGCACATTCACTTACAGATATATATTTCGTATTAGGATCTCTTTCTCGATATTTGTAATCCCAAAATTTCTTCATCTCTGTCCAGTCTGAATGTATCATTTGATATAGCTCTTTGTATCTTATTTGTTGAAAATATTCATCATCAACTAAGACACTTGTAATTATACAAATATCACATTCTATTGGAGAAGTAAGTTCAATAACTACATCAACGTATTTACTGAGCATTAAGGCATTTTCAAAACTAATATCTCGACACACAAGCGTCATATCGTATTCATCACCGAAATTCTTACAAAAGTTTCGTAAAAACGTTTCAACTCCACCTATTTCATTATAGTAATGTTGTAATAATACTATTTTTTTCTTAGCCATTTTACTTCTCCCTTTAAATATGATTTATATATTAAGCACTAACTGTCTTAACTTTAATTCCTTCTGGTTTAGTGAATGTAGTACTTAAACCAGTAATCTTTCCGTGGAACCATTCTGGTCCATGGTCAAGACCGATTTGTCCAAAGATTTGATATTTATAACTTGCACCATCTTTAGCAAGTTCTTCTCTAAAGAAGTTACCTTTGCCCGGTACAGGTTGTTCTACTGGACCACAAACTGCTGGATTATATATTAATGCAACACCATCTGGTAAGAATGCACCTAAACCAACACGAATAGTTGTTCCAATAGGTAAAATTATATCTCTTACTTGAATACCATAAGCATTCATATAAGGATCACCTACTGGCATACCCATTTCAACTGCATTACCATGTAATTGTAGTAAGTTAACTCCATTTACTAATAATTGTAAATTAGAAATATCACCACCAGCATTAGCAATGCCAGTTACTACTTCGTTTACTAACCATAAATCTAGTGCAGCACCTGCAGCAGCTTTTACGTTAGTAGTAATAGCAGCTAACATACCACGAGTTTTATTAACTTGTGAATCACTAGCAGCTTTATTATAAGTTCCTTGAATAAATGTTTTTTCAATAGAACGTTTGATTTTTTCCATTTTTCTTGCAGTTTGGAAATCTAATTCGTTAGTAGGATTTTCAACTTGTCCTGCAATGTTTACTCCACCTAAAGTAGCCATATTAGATTCTTTAGCATAACTTACAGCAACAGTTTCATGGAAAATTTGAGTTACATTGCTCATTTGAGTTCTAGTAACATAAGTTGCTGTTGGAGCAGTTAATGAAGCAGTTTCACTAATATTAGGAATTGCTCCTTCTTCACTTGTATAATATTGTCCACAAACAAATTCTACAGAGTTTGTGTATTTTACTCTTCCTGAAATTGAATTTAGGAATGGAGTACTTGTATCAGCCTTGTTATATAACAAACCTGAATAGTTTGGAACTAAGAATGATTGTACAGTTCCTGTGTTCATTTTTATCACCTCTCAAAATTATTTTTTCCCTTTGAAAAGTGCTATTATTTGTTTTAAATAGTTGCTTTATGTTCTTCTTGATATATTTTACTGATTAATTCAGTTTGACGCATAATGTCTTTATTCTTTACAGCGTCTTCATATTCTTTCTTTAATATATCAGCTTTGCTTAATGAAGAAGAACTATCCGATCCACCAATAGGTTTAGGAGTTTCACTCAATAACTTAGTAGTTGTTGCCTTTTCGGCTTGATCCTTAGTCTTGTTGATTAAAGATATAAAACTATTTGCTAATTTGATAGATTTATCGTAATCTTCACTTACAATAGTTGCTAAAGTTTCTTTTAATTCAGTATCATCGTCCTTAATATCAATACCATTTTTTAATAACAACTTTTGTACTGCTAAATCACTTTTTTCAATAGCGTTTAGTTTCTTTTCTTCTTCAAACTTTCTAAGTTCTTCACTTTTCTTTTCGTCTTCAGTCATTTTTGACTTTTTGAAATCTTCGTATTCATTTTGTAAAGTTGAATACTCACTTTCAGTGTTTTTTAAACGATTACTAAGGTCATTGTATTTATCTTTTGGAATAACTAATTTAGCCAATTCCTTAGACAATGCGTCAACTCTTTCCTCGTTTGTTGTGTAAGTTTCATTACTTAACACTTGCTCAATAGCTTCTTTCATTTTTTCCTCCCACTCTTAATGTTTTTATAGTTGTCACACCTCAACTTACCAGAGTGCCATAGACTTTTATGCTCTCTATGATGAGCAAATTTAATGCTTTTATAAGCACCTATGAAGATAGAACTCTTAATCGATTTAATTCTATCTCCATAGCTACCTATAAAATAGGTAGAAGCTCCAGTCCATAAGACTGCACTAATTAAAAGTTATATTCATTGGCTGGGAATGAAAGCCTCGAACTTCCAAATCCTAGGTTCAAAGCCTAGTGACTTTACCAATTTGTCTAATTCCCAATATGGGGGGATTATTTGTCCCCATTTGATGTTTCCTCTTCTTTTTCAGAAGGGTTGTCATCACTATCTAAAGAAGATGTTTCATCACTCTTCTTTTCCCTAAGCTGTTTGTTTGCTTCACCTACAAATAACTTAATCCAATTATCAATTCCACCATAGAAATTCATAGATTTGTTATATGCTTCATTTGTATCACTAAATAAGCCACTTGTAGCCATAGCAACATCAGGTGAAACACCACTATTTATTTGATTCATTAATCCTTGTGATTTAACTAAGAAGTTATCGCTCTTATTTCTAGTGAATTTTTGCTCTACTTCTTTTATATTAAGATTAGTTATATCACTCCAAGGAGATAATGAGCAAATTCTCAATTCTAATTCTAACTCAGGCTTAGAACAACGTTTGAATTGCATTTCGTCTTGTTTAGCACGTTCATCAGCCATTGTCCAACCTTCTGAAAGCATACGAGCTTGACCTGTATCACCACCAGAAGTTCTTTCAGTACTCTTAGGAATACCTATAATTTGTAATGCTGTATTTAATAACCTATCATGTAATATTTTAGTATTTCCATGATCTATATTGTTAGATAAAAGTTTTAAATCAGCAGGTCTTGATGGATCACTTGTAGCAATTTTAACAGCACCTAAATCTAGTAATGCTGAATAATCTTCAACATCTATATCTTGGTTAACAAACACTAAAATACTTTGTATAAATTGCTCTAATCCATCTATTTCATCAGAAGTAATACGATTTATTTGATTTAGCAAGTCTAATACTACTTCAATGATTCCTAATCTTGATTTATTCAAATAATATTCAAATATAGGAATATCGCCTAATATATGATTTTGTTTAAATCTAACAGTAAACGCACTACTTAAATTTTCCTTATTTACTTCATAATAACCATTTTTAGTATATACACTACCTCTTAAGGTAGAATCTTTTACACCTATCGTATAAGTGAAAGCAAATAGTTTTTTGTGTGGTAAATAACTTGAATAAACAATAAATGTTTTCTTACTATCTAAGTTATCTACATTAAATGGACTTTCAAAGTCCCCTATTTCACTTGGTAATACTAATCTATGCCCTATTCCAGATACATAAATGCTTTCTGCTAACTCAGTATCCTTAGGAAATTTATCTTTAGCTAACATATAACTATTTAAAGTGGATACTTGTGGGTTTGCTACATCACCACGTTGTACATATTGAATAGGTTCACCAAATACGTAACTTTTCTTAAATTCAGTTATAAAATAAGCATTATTTTCGACAACCGTATTATTAATAGTAGGTCTTACTTCCTTAGTTTTGCCAATAATGGGTTGAAATCCCTTATAATATTTCTCTAAATAATCAATTTCATACGCATTTTGAAGATGAACTGAAAATACATCATTAAGTATTTTAGTTATAGTTTCAGTATTCATGTCTTCAGGGTTATAATCTGCGTAAATTACCTTTCTACCAAATAGTCTTATTTCTTCAGGAGCTATCATAGTAGGTTTAACAGAAGTTGATTCTACAGGTCTAACTGCTGTAGATTGGTTATTATTTTCGTTGTTTTCATTCATACTATCACCACATTCCGTCCCCTAAACAAAATTGGGAACATAATCATATAAATACGGTTATGCTCCCGTGTAGCACTAAGCAAACTGCAAAGGGAAATCACGTTTGCTCACATAACAAGTATCACGAAACGTAAAAATATTCTATTTTTAAAGTCTAAAAGTAGAACAACTTTTTGCCTAGTTTACACTAAAAAGGTCTTCTAACCGCTTTTGGTTTTTGTAAAATACTTCTTCCAATGATAATTTCAGAGTTGTACATTGCAGCACCATCTGGACCATCATCAAATTTGTTAGGAAAATCAAAAGAATACTTCGTTATATTGTCCATTAATCTTCCAATATCGGTATTAGGTTTAACTAAACTCTTATCTATAAAGATAATGTTGCGTTGAATACCACCTAAATTGTTCTTAATACGTTCTTCTTTCTTTTTAGTGTTGTATAATTCAACAATTTTACAAGTAAAACAACCTTTTTCAGTTAATTTTCCCTCTAATAAAGGTTTTAATGATACATCTATGTTATTTTCTATTACTAAAGTCGTTATATTGTCATCAATTATCTTATTTACTATATCATCATACAATTCTTCCATAGGTTTCTTACTAAATATACAATCCCAAAGAAAATGTTTACCATGACCATCAGGTTTACATATAAACATATTAAGATTATCTTTACCTCGTCTTTTGGTATCCATTACCGCCATACAATAAGGTTCTAAGTCTTCAGGTGGTGAAATATACGTAGTTAAGTTTTCCCAAGCCATTTCACGTCCAGTTGGAGCAATAGGATTTTGTTGATATACACAACTAAATAAGAATGGATCAGTGGTATTCCTTATTTGCTCAGCTACTTCCTGCGGATATACTTCTTCACAAGTAGTTTTATCTTCTTCATCAAATAAAGGAACACGAATAACGATAGTATCATCATTTCGCATTATATAAGGATTATCAGTTTCACGTAATGGATTAATCTTACTTCTATCATCAATTATTCTATTTAAAATGTCTTCAGGACACCACTGTGTACCTACGAATAAGAACTTACAACGTTCTCCATCACGTCTATTCCACCATTCTGTATTCCATTTGTCATAAATACCACGATGAATTGCTTCACTATTAGCTTCTTCTGCACCTTTTGTCATATCATCAAATATAATCGCAAAATTAGCTCTTTCACCAGTGGTAGAACCACTTCTAGTTCTCGATATTAAGTTAGATTTTGGAACATTTGCATTTTTTAATTTCCAGTCAGATTCACGTTCTACATCAAACGGTTTACCATTATAAATAGCAAAGCTAGGAAATATTTCTACGAAGTTAGGACTTAATAAATAACCCTTAACCGTTCTCGAAAAACCTAATACAAGTTCATCAGAATAACTCATACGAATAATAGAGTTATCTATACTCATACCAAAAGCCCACGCTTCCCATAAAGTAGCAATATAAGATTTACCAATAGATGGTGGATAACACACAACTACATAATGAAGTTTAGGATTAAAAGCTAATTCCTGTAAAGCATCAACATAAGGTTTTAAAACTTCACGTCTTTTAGCAAGTACCTTTCTAGGTTGATCCCATTCCATATAATCTACGAAACATTCAAAATCTCTTCTCGCACAAAAGCAATAAACTCTCCTATAATAATCAAAAAAGGAAGCCATATAAGTTAAGCTCCCTTTATTAACTAAATTATATAAGATAGGAATGAGTTTTTTCTTTGCTACTTTCGTAGATTCCATTTCGTCCTGATTATACCACATTTCTAGCACATTTAAGGCACTCTCACACCATTCGAGTTTATCTTTCTCGGACAATCTATCAGCTCGAAGAGCCTCACAAATGTCACTGAACGTGTCCCCCAACGTATTTTCACGTTTTTTTATCTCAATTTTATCTCCTACCTTAATCATACCCTACTCCTTAGGTAATTTTATAATGATAGGTTTACCTGCTTTATAATTATCAATGATTAACTCATCAATCATCTTTTTTACTTCCATAGCTCTAGCCTCAGTTTCGTATTCTGCTACAACCATACGAGAATCATTAACTAGAACATTCTTTAAATTTCTATCAAAGAAATATTCCTTATCAACTTCATTATTGAAATACTTAAGTATCTTATTAAATATCTTATCCTTAGGAAATTCTTCATTATTTAATACTCTACGTATATTTTCCCTAAAGTTAGGTTCAAACGCATCTATAAATGTATCTTCCCCTATCTCTTTCTTACTTAATAATTCCTTTATCTTAGTTCCAACAATATTTCTAGCCTGTCTAATACCGATAGAAATACCACTTACAAACCATGTATCAGTTTCATTTTGACTTATTAATAATATTTTTCCCATAATTCCTCCTTAAATCTTACTAAGTCTATCTATAACTTTCTTAAGTTCTTCCTTACCTTCCTTCGTAATAGGTGGCATAACCATATTAACTAAAGTTCCACTTCTTAAATCTAACGCCTTTTCCCATTTCGCAAGTATCTTCGGTCTAAATTCCCAAGTACCAACTAAATATTCAGAAACTAACTGATAAGAAGAACATTTATCACCTATTTTTTTCTCAATAGAATTAAGTTCCTCACAAAAACGTTTTCTCGTCCAACATTTCTTGGTTAGGATCATAGAAATGTAATCGCCTACATTAATCATATCGCTTAATCACCTTCAACGTTCTCGATTTACCATTGACACAACTAACATAGCCTCTATCAATTAGAATCGTTATACGCTTGAATATTGAATTAACGGTAGAATTAAGTTCACTCGCTAATTCACGATAAGTAGGACTATAACCATGTTCCTTAATATACCAATCAAGACACTCTAACACCATTCTCTGCTTAATCGTTAATTTTACTGCTCTTTCGTACATCTTCTTCACCTAAAATCCAACATAGCGTACTTATTTCATCTCTCTGTCGTACTTGATTCTTAAGTATATAATCTATTCTACTTCTCATCTCATCTCTACTTACAGCAAACTTATATTGATTTCTAAAATCCCTAAGAAAATTAAATAGATACATATAATCTTTATACGCTTTGTATAAAACACCAGCATCCATAAGGTCTTTTTCCCTTAATTCACTATAATCACTCATTAGAATTTTCCCCTTCCAAAGTTTTCTCATAATTTTTCTTATATATCGTATCCCTAAACATATCAACAAGTGATTGATACACACATTTTCCAATATGAATTATATAAGGATTAACATAAAAGACACTATTTCGACCATCTTTGACAATCTTAATTACATCATCCTTAATTAAACCCTTTATCTGTCTATCTACCGTAGCAGAAGATACGCCACAAGCCTTCGCTAAATTAGTACGATTAATCAATACTCCATTTCGATAACTTAATTTCCCTGTCTGATACCCTACATACTCTATCATATTCGCAAATATCGGGTATTTTCGACAGATCATACCAAATGCTCTCATATTAATCTTACCAAAACGCATCTTAATAGGAACAAGTTTCTTAAGGTCTTCTATCTTTCCCCTACGAAGTATCCTATCTCCCACGTTTAAGATAGCTAAACTCTCACTATCGCTTAATTCCTTTATTATTTCACCGTTTTCATCGGCTATATATGTTGCTTTATCTATATCAAACTTTTTCATACCTAATTTACTATCACATTTGATAGTACGTTACCCCTATTTTTAATACTTTATACCCTCAAATTTGACTACTTTCTAAATCATCATTTTATCTAGTACTATCAACACTTTTATCAACCTTTTATAGAAAATAGTCCTATCTATAATATCTCACGTCCCATCCTATTCCATAATAGAAAGGAGGAATGAATATCAGGTAATAGTTTTTACGTGTGACACTACGAAATACACTTTTATAATAGAAAGGAGAACTTATACCTTTTTCTATTCATTCCGCTTTCACTATATCATATTATTTACTCTTATTTCACTCTCATTTTAGTAAAAATTTGAAATTTTAACTCTTTTTGTTTTTTTGTATATATTTTTGAGAGTAAAAATACCCCCTCGTTCTATTCCTATATAGTGAAGGGGTATTGTTAACGCTCGTTAACAATATAAAAAACTATTATAAAATAACAATATTAAAACATTTATTTATTATTTAATTATAATATGATTTACAACTTAGATTTACATTTTAAAATAATATTTTTTTGTTTAAAAAGACGTAAAATCTTCTTTTACTTTTTCACTTAAAAACAATAATAAAATTAAAATAAAACTAAAATAAAAAGCTTATAAAAAGCAAGATAAAAAAGAACATGATCTGATACAATTATTTTAATATATACCAAAAAAATAATACATGGATATTTTAAAACAACGCAACAATATTATAATAAATATAATATAAATAATATATGTAAAATATTAATAAATTAATAAAAAAGTATTGACAATTTAATTATAATATGATAAAATAATATTGTAAAGTTAAGGAAGGAGGAAAACATAAGATCGTGAAAAAATACCGATTAAAAAAGCAATATAAAATTATATTATATTTAATATTATTATTTACTTTATTATTAACAATGATTAACAATGATTCAATTATAACAATATTAATATATTATATAATAGCTTATAAGATGATAAAAACAATAAATAATTACATAATGGAAAGCACAAAAAAAGAAGATCACCGCACAACATCCAAAAGTTTGGGATCTTCTAATAGATAACGCCAATAAAATAAAACACTTATAAAAGATATAAAATGCTTTTTTACTGACAATTAAAGCATATAATAAAATAAATAAATTGTCAAGATAAATTAATATTTTAAAGAAAAGGAAGGTTTTAAAAGTGGAAATATTAAGTAAAAAAATAAATAAAATAGAATATCAATTTAATTGTAGAACATTTGAAAGCCGCTATTCATGGGGGCATAAAGTACAATTCATAGTAAATAATAGAATTGTTTCAGAAAATAAAATTGTCTATTATAATAGAACATGGGAAAGCTTCAGATATCAAACGGCAATTAATGGAGCAATCAATTTATATTATAACGATCTATTTAATAAGTTTATTACTGATTATAAAGAGATTAACAACATAACAAGATTAAAAAAAGAGATCAAAGAAGATTTACAAAAACAATTTAACAAACAAGATGATATTAAAAGTTTATTAAAATTAAAAAAGCTAGTAAAAGATTCTAATTCAAGCTATAATTTTAAATATCAATATATTAATGAAAGTTTTTAATAATAGGAAGGTGAAAACGTGAAAAAACAAGATTTATTTATATATATTAAAAACGGCGTAACATTAGATCGTGACTTGCAACCGATCAAAAAAAATAATGGCTTCATGTGTTCAATTATGGGATATGAAAAAACATTTAATTATGATGATATTATAAACAATGATTCATTAGAAATAATTTACAATGATATTTTAGAATATAAAAAGATATTAAAAAAGGATCAATTCATCGGTTTATGGTATAATGACGGATTGATATATCTGGATATATCTCGACATTATAAAAATAAACAAGATGCAATTAAAAACGGCGTAAAAAATAAACAGTTAGCTATCTATGATTTAAAAAATAATTGTGATATTTATTTAACAAAAAAAGTTTATATCATTTATAAGTATAACAAGATAAAAAATGATATTATATTTATAAATGAATATACCAGCATAAAAGAGCTAGAAAACGCAACTAAAAAAAAGCGTGATACATTAAAACATTACATGATAAAAAGCATTGATGATCCTATAAAAGAATTATTATTTAATAAATATTTAATTGTAATTGATAACGCATTTATAAAAGATTTAGAAAGCTAGAAAAAAACTAGCTTTTTTTATTATGTTTTTATTGTCTTTTTACTTGTTTTATCCTTGTTTTTTTGTTTTTATATAGCTTTTAATATACTTATATTATACCAATAAAACGCACGTAAAAAGGGCGTAAAATTGCATTATAACGGCATATAAAAAAATAAAATACTTATAAATTAATAAAAAAGATTCATAAAAACGGGCTAATTATAAAAATGTAATGATATAATCACCATGTTATTAAAAAAAGCGGATAAAATACACGTAAAAAAGAACATTAAAAGCTAATAATAACATTAAGTTTTTTGATAATTTATATAAACGCATGGAGGAAGATCCAAAAAAAAGCGGATCCAAAAAAAGCCAAAAGAATTTTGTCAGAATCTTCTTTTCAAGAATCTTCCTTCACCTTCCTTACTATATATGAAATCTTCTTCCGTATACGTGCGTGTGCGTGAAAAATGTTAAGAATCTTCTCTTATACGTGCGTGGATATGATAGAAATTATATAAAATTGGAAAAATTGAAAAAAATATAAATTATTTTCATAAAAACGGGCTAATTTGAGAAAGCGGATGATAAAATGTTCGTGAATTGAGGTGAAAAAGCTATGAATTATCAAGAATTAGTTGATAAATGCAAAAATGCTTATAAAGATCACAATTTATTATTAGCATATACATATTGGAAAAAGATTCATGAAATATTAGATAATAAATTAGATAAATATGATGAATCAGATCAAGAAAATAGATATAAATGTTATGCTGAGTTTGATAAATACATGGATCAGTTTGCTAGTCAAGAGATTTACGATATAACTGATTATGGAAAAGAAAAATATTATATAGAAAAAGGATATTTAGATTTATAGGAAATAAAAAAATTAGCCCCCCCTTCTTTTTGGGACAAGCTAAAAAGGGGTTGTGGGGTATAAAATATGGAGGTATTAAAATGGTAAATTATGAATATACAAAAATAAATAAGATTCATGAGGTAAACAATGATATGGTACATAACTTTTATTACATATATTATGGAAAAATATATAACGAAGACAAGACAAGATATAGAAAGTTTAAATACGTTGAGTGGTTTGATATATTTGACGTTCAAGAGTTTTACGATAAAGATTGTATAACAAAAGAAGAGATAAGAGAATATGCTTATAATTTAGCGGATCATTATTACTTAACAAGTATAAATGATTATAACGATAAAAAACATTTAAAAGAGTTTTATGAATATTGTAACGATACAATCAGAAATTACAATTCAATTATTAGATAGTAGGAGGTATTATGAGTATTAAAGAAGATTTAGAAGAATTAAAAAATTATTGTTACGAATATATTAAAAGACAATATGGTGAAAAACAAAATTATATTAAGAAGACAAGGATCACAAAAAATGGCTTATTCCTATACGGGCATAAGGTATACGCTCCAGCTTATTGTTTATACTATGATATATTTACATATATTAGTTGGTATGATAGCAATAATTATGAGTTTATAAATACTCTTTGTGATAACTTTGTATTAGATTGTAAAAGATTAAGAGATTGTGGGGAATAATATGAAACAATTTAAACAAATAGTAGATACGACTATTATTGATGAAGAAGGAAAAGAAACAAAAAATACAAAAAAAACATTACATAAAATACGATCTTGGGACGAATTATCTGATGAAGAAAAAGAAAAAGAAATTGAATCAAATAGTGAAATGATTTATAGAGATTATCAAGAACAATTATATGAAGATTTTAAATATCAATTAGATGAGATCAGAGATGAGTTTAAAGATATTACATTTGATGATATATATTTTGATAGCTCTAGTCAAGGTAGCTGGATAGACGGTATAAAGGGGTTTAAATTAAATAATAGAGATATTGAGGTATACGGGGAGCATTTATGGGTTGATGACGTTGATTTACATTTTAGAAAATATATCCGTGAAGACTTTGAAATATACGTTGATGACTATTATGTAGAAAGTGATAAATTAGAAAAAATTGGAAACACTAAAAAATATCAAGATTGGATGAGTGATAATTATACCTATGTATCAAATTGGATAGATAGAGTAAATGAAATATCTAAGTATATGCTAGATAGAGAATACTCTTATCCATATAATATTAATGATCCAGAAGACGCTGATTGGCTAGCTAATTGGTTTGAGTGGCAAGAGTTTGAATCAGTTGAGGATATTGACTAGGGGGTATATATGAAATATATAGTAGAATATCAATTTACTGATACATTAGAAATTATTAGTAAAAAGTTTGACAATGTTATTAAAGCTATAAATTATCAAGGTGAAATAGTAAAAAAATATAAAGGAAAGATAAATTATTGTATTTATAAATAGGAGGGATAAGTATGTTATACGATCTAAGTTGTCGATATGATAGTAGAAATAGTTTTTATGGAAAAGCAAAAGTAAAACAGACAAGTACAATTCAAGACAATATTTTATACACTGAGTTAGAGTTATATAGTTATGGTACATTAGTTGCTAGAATAACTAGAAATGAAGATACTTGCATGGCTACTTGTGAATATCTAGGTAAATATAGTCAAACGACTACACGCCACCAAAAAGAGTTTTTCAAGCAATATGGCTTATCTGATAATGAAATAAAAGAATTGTTTAATAAAGGTATTATGGAGGTTAGATAATATGGTATACAAAAAAACAATTAAAATGACGGATCATGAATTGAATTACTATAAAGATTTATTAGAATTAGATCTTGAAGATTTAGATGAGCATGATATGGAAAGATTAGGAGCTAAAAAAGATGATTATATTACTATAAAAACAATAGAGTTTGATAATGGTAATTATATTACATTAGATTTAGCTAGTGGAAAAAATAATTATTATGACAATATAGTTTTATGGGATAAAAATGGAAATGAATTAAGTTGTAATGATTGTAATTTTTATATAGATAGTTTTAGTCTATATTATGACGAAGACATTTATGACGTAGAAATAGAGGTGATATAATGGAAAAAAATTGGTGTGAGGAATTAATGGAACAATTTGATAATTGGGAAGATTTGGTAAAGGATCAAATTAAAGAGAAATTATGGAATTATGAGGATCAAAAAGAGTATGGGTGTGATCTAGCTTATAAGTTGTTTGAAGGTGAAAATGTAGACGGATCTTTCACTTACTCTACTTATTGGAGCATTGAATTAATAAGAAAATATTGGGATGACTTTGCTGATTTATACCAAAACTTTGTAGATAGTACAGGATCTACATTGAATCCTTTCGATAGTGCTGAGGGGTTTGTGGTGGTAATGTTATTAGAACAAGCACAAAATATACTTAGTCAATTAGATATAATTAATAAATATTGGAACGATAAAATTATTTTAAATAAGAAAAATATTAATAAAATTATTAAAGAGTTGGAGGGATAATAATGGATAAATACGCTTTAATAAAATTACATGATATTGACGATATTGACTTTGATTATACTATTATAGTTGAAAAAACTGATGACTTTGAAGAAAAATATGCGGAGCTTGAAAGATTAAGTGAAAATTATGATTATTTTCAAGAAATAGAGGACTTTATTTATGATAATTTCAAAAAGCTTGGCTATGATGAAAGAGAAATTACTATATAGGAGGTATTATAATGAGATTTGATGATTTAATGATTCAATTAATAGAAAATTATGTAAACAATGAAATTGAATATATTGAGGGGGATCTGAACGAAGAAGAACAAGAAAAATGTAAAAGTGATTTAGAGTTTTTAGATAGCTTAACAATAGATGATTATAATAACATTTATGATAATATACAAATTAATAGTGATTTAGTAGATGAGATTAATGAAACAATACACGAATATTTATATCAATATAAAAATGAAAAGAGGGATAATTAATGACAATAGAAACTATTTATAATGAAATAAAAGAAATAACAAAAGACAACGATATTAATTACATTAAGTTTATTGCATTAAGGGATAAATTAGAAGAAGAAATTAGAAAAAATGCTGCTTATAAAACAACAAATAAAACAAGAGTAAATGCTATTAAAAAAGTTGCTAGTAAAGAAGAAAGTAGATTAGCTCTTACGGGATATGGTATATGTGGTGATTATAAATGCGTAACTGATAGCTACCACGCTATTATGATTAAACAAGATGAAATGCCCCTACCCCTTGTAGCTACCGACTCTGATTTAGAAAAATTGGGAATAGATAAAAACGAATATAAAGAAAAATATGGGGTAACGGCTATAATCAATGCTACATATCCTAATATGTTGAATTGTATTACATTAGATTATGATAAGAGTAATGAGTTAACATTGGACGTAAATGATCTGATAGCATTTATTAAAACTAATAAGAAAGAAATAGCTAGAAATGACGCTTTCTATCAAATTGGTGAACAAACTTACAATCCTATATATGTTAAGAACGTCATAGACGTTATTGGTGAAGATTGTAAAATATATTTTCAAGGAATTAATAGACCATTATATTTTGTTAACGATAAAGAAGAAATAGGGATAGTTTTGCCCGTACGCAAGTTTTAAAAGAGGGGGGGATACCCCCCTTCTAATAATAAAGGAGGTTGTATTGTGGCACAAGTTTATTTAAACAATAATGATAAAATTATTTTAGCTAGAATAAAAGAAAAAAGTATAATTCAAGAAGAAATTGATATATTAAATAAAATACTATCTACAAATGAAACAAAAAGACAACAAACAAATAAAAAAGCACGTATATATAAAAATGAAAAACGCAAATTAAATAAACATTATGCAAGGAGCAAAAAAGAAATATCAAGATTTAAAAGTAATTAGGAGGATATTGTGGCTATAATTAAAAATGAAGATTTAGATTTGTTAATAGCAGTAGAAGATCTATTACATAAGAAATTAGAACAAACTAACGGAATAAAAGACAATATAAATGGAAAAGAATATATTTACTTTGATGAAAACGATAAAGAGTATGATACATGGGTTAAGTATTGGAATATGATAGAAAGATTCTTAACTAATAAAAAAGCAGCTAATAATAAAAGTAATGATTATAATAAAAATAACACTGAATATCATAGATTAACAAATAATTTGTATAACGCTAGAAAAAGTAATAATAAAGAAAAGATAAATTATTATATGGAGAAATTAAAAGAATATAAAGCAAACAAGAGGGGGTAATCCCCTCCCCTTGCCTAAACAAACAAAATAAGATATTATTATAATAGAGAGAGGAATTAAAATGAACGATAAAGATATAATTAGAATTACAAAAACTTCTAACGTGCGTGTAGAAAACACACACAACGGGTTTATGTTTCCCGTACAAAACGTATTAGAAATTGAATATAGAGATGGGGGGGTACGTGTATTAGATTTAATGGCACAACGTGATATAACTGATATAGACTATTTAGTAGTACACGATTCTTCCAATACTAAACGAAAAGATTTATTTAAAGAAGAAGATTAATATTGAAAAAGAAAGGAAATTGTGGTATAATATAGCCAAATTAATGGGGTGATATAATGAAATATTGTTATATAAGAGTTTCAAGGGATACACAAGAGTTTGATAGACAAGTGCAAATATTCAAAGATAGAGGTTATCTTAATGGTGAAAATTGTACTTACATAGAAGAAAAGTTTACAGGAACTAAAATTAATAGACCTGAGTTTACACGCTTACTTGATACTATGGTGGAGGGGGATACCCTAGTAGTTGAAAGTCTTTCACGTCTTTCTCGTGGTGGTGTTATAAAAACACTAGACTTAATTACAGATCTAGTGCAAGTTAGAAAAATTAATGTTACTATTTTTAAAGAAGGTTTTGAGTTAAGAGCTGGTGAGCAGCCCAACTCCACTACTAGCCTACTCTTAGGTATATTCTCAGTATTAGGACAATTTGAAAGAGATTTAATTAGTGAACGTACCAAAGAAGGACTAAAAGCAGTAAAAGAAAGTGGTAAGAAATTAGGTAGAGCATATTCTGATAGAGCTAATAAAGAAAACTTTATAAAGGTATTAGAATATATGATAGATACCAAAACGGGTATATTAAATTCTTGTCATTTACTAGACGTTCCACTATCTTCTTTCCAAAAAAAATTAAAATTATGTAATGAAAGATACCATACAAAAGATTATAAAGAAATACTTGATAAACTAAAGGAGGACTACGAATGGGATTTATTTTAGCTATATTGTTAGGACTTTGGTTAGCATTATGTGAGTTTGCTAAAACAAAATAGAGAGTTATTAAAACTCTCTTTTTTTATTCTGTATATTCAGCATCTATAATATTGTCTTTTTTTAGGTGTGCTAATTTTTCTTGTATTTCATCAATGTTTGCTACTTTCTTATGTTCCACTACTATTGGTTGAACTTGTTCGGTTTTTCCCATAGCTTTTTGAAGATATATACTAGATATTTCTTTTGTTTCTCCTGTTAGAGAGGAGGTGGCTAGTACCCCCAATAAATATGAGTGGATGTAATTCATTACATCTTTTTTTTCTGAATCTACTAGCCAGTCATTATATGTTGTTCTACTTATACCCATGAAATTAGCAAAACTTTCTACTGTTGGTGGGAAAGATTTTATTTCATTTATTTTGTTTATCATATCTAGGTATAGATCAAAACCAATTCCTATTTCTTGTGGAGTATAGGATACATACCTACCTAAAGCATTTTCTAATAAACTTCCCCTCGCAATATATGACATAATTTGTATATTATTTATATCTTTTTTATTTAATAAGTTTACTATTAATTCTGTTGTTTCTTCCATTTTCTTTTTTAGATTAGGTAATAACATATTTTTAGATTCTTCTCTTATTTCTTTTACAAGTTTTTGTTTTTCTATTTCTTTTTTATCATTATTCTTTTTTGTAGCATTAACTCTTTTTTCTATTGATTCAGGACTAAACTTTTTCACGTGTACTCACCTCTTTGTTGAACTTCTTCCATTAGACCTAGGTGTACCCGTCTGATAATCGGAATATTCCCATAAATCTTTTTCTAACTGACAATAATAGTTTTCTTTGTTATTATTTTTAGCTTTGTATAACCATAAAATATAGTCATCAAAGTAATTAAAAGTTGTCCCATATTTCCTATTAATGAAAGTAACAAATTTAGTATCAATTTTACTTATATAACTCATATACCATCCTTTTTATTATTAATAGGAGCTACCACAGGGGAAATGGGGGCATCCCCCATGGCAATATCATTATAATATTAATTTTACTCCTATTTCACTATCGTTCTAATAATTGTTTTATTTTTGAGTAATATCTCCATATTGCTGATAAACTATTTGGCTTTATATTTTGAAAATAGTTCTCTCTTGCAACTTCTTCTACTGCTTTAGTAGGGGGGCTACCCCCTAGTATCTTAGCAAATAGTCTACAACAAATATCATCTGATGAAATATTACTTAATACACTACGATATTTCCCCAATAGTGTTTTTTTATTTTTTATGTCTAATTCTAACATTTTTTGCATTTCTTCGTTGTCTGTTCTTTTTACAAAACCCTCTAATGCAATAATTTCCATTTCAAAATTATTCATATACTTTAAACACTCCTCCATTTATGCTCCTTTATTTTTATTTATCTATTTCTTTTTGCCTATATGGTATTTTTAACACCTCATAACTTTCTTTAAATAATTCACATACAAATCTATATTGATTTTCATTTAGTAAGGCTAATTCCTTTTCAGTATCGTGTTTATAACTACCATAAGGGCATCCCATACACCCTGTTCTACAAATATGCTCATATACTTTTGGTATTTCAATATTATATTTTTTGTATATCTTATCTAACAATTCATCAGATAGATCATAAAGTGGTATGAATTTTTTACTTTTAGTAAAGCAAGATTTATATTGTTGTCTTCTTAATACACTTTCTTCACCACGAATACCTAATATAGCTTTAAGTCCTGATTCTTTTTCAAAATCATGTGCTGGTTTTTTCTTAAGATAATAACAACATAGGTGGGTTATATTGTGAGCATTACCACTTTTAATATATTCCCTTGCTAGTTTAGATATTCCCTTAAATCCTTTATCATACGTTCCATCTATTTTTTGTTGTATTGTTTTAGAGGGTTTTAAACCCTTTTTTAAGGCGTTTTGATAGTAGTAAATATAAAAGTCTTGTTCTTTACTAAAACAAGGTATACCATACTTATCTTTAATTTCTAGTGGCTTTAATTTGGGAAGTAAAACAATATCACAATTATTTTTAATTCTTTTAAGTATTTCTGGATGCTCCATATATGTATTTATACCTACTATTTTAATATCATCTCTTTTAAGATATTCTTTAATATACCAATATAAGAAATGACTATCTTTACCACCACTATATGATAAGTAATATGTATTGGGTTTTATTTTATCAAATCTTGATTTTAAATCTATTAAATAAAACTCTACCTCGTCCATAATTAACTCCTCTTAATAACATACCATTTATCGTCTTTCCTGATCCTCTTCCAATATTTAATATTGTAATAAATATATTGCACATCCTTATCAAAATATTCTGCACAGTCAAATGATGTATTAAATATTCTTAATAAGTTTCCATTGGTGTCATACATATATACTTTTTTTGCATTAACCAATTTCTTTCCCATTTTCAAATCTCCTTTTAAGCATTTCTACTTTGTTGAAATCATCAACGTCCATAGTTCCATCATCTATGCAAATATAAGTTTCATCTAATACTTGTTGAATATTTACATCTAGTCCATTAAGATAACGATATAATTCCCACACAATAGGGGTACGAATTGTTTTACCTTCATCTTGCATTTTCTTTACTTCATTTACACCATTCATAAAAGTTTCATAATCTACTACTTTATATGCAAATGGTTCTCCCCAATTTTCATGATATATATTTTTTGCATCACTTGTTCCAAACAATGTGTTTTTAGTGCATTTTAGCCCCACTATCGTGTGAATTGCATCTTCTGTATAATATACATCCCCAAACATAAAACAAACCTTATCTGTTGATTTAAAGTATGGATAAAAAGCATCTAACCAATAACCTTCTTGAATACCATCCTTAACTTTATATGTGTTCTTGTGTTCTAGTCTAGGGGCAATACAATTATCAAATCTAGGATCTGTACTTGTAATATATATTTTGTTAATTCCATTTTCTTTTAATAATCGTATTGTTCTATCAACTAATCTTTCTCCATTTATAATAGTTAATTGTTTTGGTGTTTCAAAATTTTTATATTCACCGCCACACATAATTACATACTTCATTTTTCATCCTTAACACTATGTTTTACTCTATCTTTTTCTTCAGCTCTTTTAGCATTGTTAAATCTATCAAGAGTACCAACTAAATAACCAGTTATTCTTCGTATTCTCTCAAACTTAACCCCTTTACCTACTGTTTCTTTTTTATCTTTCACTATTCATCACCTTCATTTCTAAAAAAACAAACTATAACCCCTACTGCAAAACCTAAAAATGCACTTACTACACCTATTATTACTTCTAACATAATTATTCTTTCCCTTCTAATTTCTTTATTTTATCTAATAATTCTTGTTTTGTTCTGTAATCTATTTCGTAATCTCCAAAACTATGTTCATTATCATCTATGTTTTTGATATATTCTTTTAATTCGTTAATTATATTATCTTTTCTTTGGTTTTCATCTAATAAATAATCCTCATAATCATATTGTTTCCTTTCTTCTTTATTCAACAAAACATAAAAACTTTGTTTAGTATAATCATCTTGTAATTTATAATAACCTAATTTATCTCCATTTTCTTTTATTAAATCAACATAACCATAATGTTTTGCCCATCTACATAATGTTTCTACATCTTTGTTATCATCACTAAAAATTGTTTCTAATATAACACTTATTGGTATTTCTACTTTTGCATTATATCTTTCACTTGCTTTATTCATTTCTTTATCACTCTACCTTTTCTACTAAATCGGCTTTTATTAAGTCTTGGATATAAGGTTCAATAATATTATCTTCATTATAAGAAATTGCCCTTGATGAATATTCTTTTGTAATTAACAATTCTATTTTTTTGCTTTTTTTATCAATTTCAACAATATATAATGGCTTTAATATGTTTATTGTTAATATTTTATCTAATTGTTTATCAAACTCTTTTCCATAACAACTAAATGATACATTACACATATCCTCACCTTTTTTGTATCCATACTTTTCTAATTCTTTTAAATCTACATTATCTTTAATCCTTAACATTTGTATCACCTACTAAATCTTCTAATTTACCTTGATTTTCATTTTTATCAAAACAATTACTATGACAATATGTCATTTCTTGATTTACTATATCCCATATACAATCTGCTTCATTTTTATTTAATAATTCACCACAATATTTACATACAACTACATTTTGCTTTTTTTTGTGGACTGATGTTGCTTTTTCTTGTTCTTTTTTTAAATTATTATTCCATATCATTAAGTTCCATAAACCTTTTATTGATTTTCCTGTATCTTGCCATCTTTTTGATTTTTCAACATCACGATATTTCATAGACATTATTCATCACTCCTACCACTTTATTTTATCTTTTAAATAACTTTCTTCAAACTTTCTACCATTTACCATTTGTGTAAATATATCTATCATATCTCTTGTTATTTGATAACAATGTATGCTATCACTATCTTCTAATTTCTCATATTCGTTATATAAACACTCACGATATAATTTACTTATTTCTTCAAAAGTTAATGCTCTTTGTAATAATTCTTTGTGCATAAATATTTTATCTATATTCATTTGTTATTTCTCTCCCAACTATTACTTTATAATGAAAATCACTATCATTTTTATATTCTTTTTTTAAATATTCTAAATAATTATTTAAGTCATCTTCTGCATAAAATTCATCCATAAACAAATCGTGATAACTATATATTAAGTAATACATTTTCATTTATTCATCACTCTTTCCTTCTAAAATATTCATTAATTCATAATCATAAGCAGTAGATATTCCATCTGGTATATATTCTTTATTTACTACTATCATATTATGTTCTTTTATATATTCTATTGCTTTGTCTATTTTATGTTGTTGATGCTTTATTATTCTTTGTGCTAATATCATATCTTTATCTTTTAACATTTTTTGTGTAAAATCTTTTGCTATTTCATCAATATATATGTCAAACTTTTCTAATTCATTTGTTTCAAATAAAGGTAAATTAAAATTATACTTCGTATAATCTGCTGTTGTAGTTGTTGTTAATTTTACATTTTTATCACACATTGTTATTTGACATACTCCACCTTTATTGTGTTCACAACTATAACCACATATTCTATTTTCAATCATTATCGCTCCTACCATTTAATCTTGCATATCATACCAGTTATTATCTCTTGCAAATATTTCATCTTGATATTCACTTACTTGCTTTTTTAATCTTTCATTTTCTTTTTTTAAATTAGTTATGTAATCTCTTAATACTTTAATTTCATCACAACTTAATCTTTTGTAATCTGCATTTTCTTTAAAATCTAATATTTCTTTTATTTCCTTATTCATCTTTACCCTCTAATATAGCTAATAGACCATCAATTTCAACTTCACCTAAAAACTTATTGTCATCTCTTCTGTAGTATTCATCTTTAATGTATTCTATTGCTTTGTCTATTCTTGATTTATAATCTTTCCATTCTTTTGCATAATCTATAATAGGTTCTACATAAAATGTTGGACATTCATCAATTTGTGCTTGAAAATATCTTGCTAATTCATCATTACCATTTTCAAATAATCTGTTACAAGTATTCTTATATATTTTTCTTAAATCATTATTTTGTTCTTTTAATTTTTCATTTTCTTGTTCTAGGTTTGTTATGTAATCTAATAATTTATCTTTTGCATTATTTAAACAACCTATACAAGTTTTATCTTTGTCTTTTTTTGGACAATTATAACACCCACCTACATCTTGTTCTAAATCAACTTGTTTAAATATTTCTAATATTTCTTTTATTTCTTTATTCATTTCTTATTTCCACTCCTTATTATGCAGAACATTATAAAACTAAATATAAATACTCCAAATAATGTTCCTAATATAAAATAACCCATAAACCTCCTATATAAAATCAAATATGTTAGTCTGTCCTTCAACAGCATTTTCTATATGTTGTTCATCAACTTTATTATCAATTAAATGCTCTATTCTAGCTTTTGATATTGGTAAATATTCTTCAGTTAATTCTATACCAATATATTTGTAATTTTTGTTTCTTTCTTTATTTTCATACATTACTGCTTTACCTGTGCTACCTGAACCATTAAATGGATCAAGTATAGTTGCACCATCTGGACTTACTAATCTTATTAAATATTGCATTAATTCTGTTGGTTTTACTGTTGGATGAGTATTTTTTCTTAATGTTTCACCTCGTTGAAAAGCATTATCTATTGGTGTATTTCTGCCATCATTTACTTTTTCTTGATTAAATGTATCTAATCCTTCATCTCTATCTTTCTTACTTGCTTTTGGTGTATATATGTATCTCTTTTGGTCGAACTCTATGTTTCCCTGAATGTAATTTGTGATGACAGCTTTCACATAACCAAATAATTTCAAAAGGTTTTGAGTAATCAAAGTGGTGTCTATGTTGTCCATCTTTTCCACAAATTGCACAAGGTTCTGGAATTGGATGCATTTTTTTGAGTTTATAATAAAGTCCTGAATAACTTGTGATGTTTCTGTTTTGAAATCCCAAGTCAATATTTCTACAATGTCTTGAACAATAGATGTTTCTATTAAGTTTTGTTGGTTGTCCACATACTTTACATAATGGTCTTTTAGTTCTTTTAGCAAGTCCTCTACATTCATTTGAACAATATTGTCTTTTATTGCTTTTAAAATCTCTAAATTCTCTACCACATTGTTTACATATAATTGTTTCCATATATCATTGTCCTTTCCTGTATATTTACAATTCATAAAGTATCTTGAAGCACTGCCACTATCATCATAACCTCTTTCATATTCAACATCTAATTGTTTACTTGAACCAACAAAATTTCCACTTCTTATATCATGTAATTTACCTGTTGTTCTTTTTGAAGATGTGTTAGGAAAACCACCACATACTTCATCAAAATCAGTATCATCATAAGTTAATATTGTATTTGCTGGAAAGCGACCTATATTGCTTTGTTCAGTTATACATTTTTTTGTTCCCCAACCATCACTTTGTTTTTCTTCTTTATAAGAAATATTTTTTGCTATAATATCTCCTGTTTCCACTCTACATTCATCAATATTAATTCCACCAACACCATATTCTATTACATTGTCTACTAAACTACCTTTAAATGGTTTTCTTGCTACTATAATAGGTTCATATGATGGTTTTAATGCAGTTCCCCAACCTTGCCATTGTTTAGCAAGTTCTGTATTTGGTATATATTGCTTTCTAGTTGTTTCTATTATTTCACCCATAGCACCATTGTTAGTTTGTTTTAATGTGTATTCTTCTGTATCACAACTTTGTTCAATTTTCCTTTTGTTTCTAGTTCCTGCATTTCCTAATTTTTCTCTTGCTTCTAAACCTTTACTTAAACTCATTGATTTAGGAAAACCACTACCATATAACCACATAATAGTATCTCTTATTTCAAATCCTGCATCTTCAATAGCACAAGCAATTCTATGAAATGTTCTACTACCACCAAAAGCTAATAGATAACCACCTGATTTTAATACTTCATAACATTTTTGCCATGTTTCTTTTTGAAATGCTATGCCAGAATTATCCCACCCTTTGCCCATAAAATTAAGCTCATAAGGTGGATCAGTCACAATACTATCTATACTGTTAGGTTCTATTACTTCTAACATATCTAACATATTGCCATGATATAATTTATAATTTTTATTGCTACTATATAATCTCATTATTTCCCTTTCTTTTTTATAATATAGTTTTTATTTTTCTCTTAGTACCATCCAATTCAATTTCAGTTATACTATTTGATACAGGTATCATTCCTAATTTTTCTCCATAACCTTCAGATTCTAAAAAACTATTGGACATTAGATAATACATTTCTTTCTTGTTAAGTGAATTATTAGCATAGTCAGGTAACCAAATCTGTTGTTTCATAGACATAGGGGTATGTGTGTGGCTCATAATATAAACATCAGCAATAACTACTTGGCTCATCTCTTGTAATCTATTAGCTTTGCCACCAACTTTTCTTCCACCACCAGATCCATGATAACCAGTTATTTGATAACACATAGGTCTTTTTGCACCTTCTGCTTTTTGACCAAATCTCAAATATAAATACCACCAACTTTCAGCATATTTATTTTCTATTCCTAATTGTTTTGCAGCTAGTCTAGTAATATCTATGTTTGTTTCTTTGGTAATTCTATCTTCATGATTACCTGTACTAATTACTAAAATCTTATCTTTTATTGGTTCAATTAATTCCAACATTAAATTTAATTGTTCCATTGGACTTATATTGTCCTCATATACATCACTCTTACTATTCTTTAATGCACAATTACAAAAGTCCCCATTTAGTATTGTGTATGTATTTTCTTCTTCCTTAATTCTCTTTAAGGTATCCTTAAGTAACTTCATATTTAATTGTTTATCCCCTAAATGAACATCGCTTATTGGAATAATGCGAAGTTTCTTAATGCTATCACTTAATTTCAAATTAATTATTTTCATTTATTCCTCCAGTATCTTTAATAATTTTAATAACCTTTTTAAATAGTCAACCTTTGTCATTTTTACATATTGTAAGTGCTTTTTATCGTTTTTCTTTTCTTCTAAATCTACCCTTATTATTTCTTCTGTTATGAGCATTTTAAACTCTTCAATTTTTTCCCTCATTTATTCTCACCTTAGGTGGTCTACCACGCTTTTTCTTAGGTTCTAATATTTTTTGAATATCCTCATCAGTTAATATTCTATTTTTATATTGAGATCCTAAACTCTTTACTGTCTTATATACTTCGTGTAATAGAAATTGTCTTGTATCTTTACCAGCTAATTTTGATTTATGAATATTATAAGTATTTTCTATCTCATGTTCATTATTTAAACTACGTCTTGCTAATCTTAACTCGTGTATTTTCTTAATAATTCTTATACTAGACAATTCACTTAGTTCATTATTTTCTATCACATGAAGATAATCACTTATTTGAAAATCTACTTTTTGTAATTCTATGGATTGTGTTTCTATCATATTATCTATTTCGTCTAATAGGTTTATTACTTGTTTTATCTTTTCTAGTATTATCTCGTTCCTCATTTTTTAATTCCTTTTCCAATGCTACAACTCTTTTGGTTAGTTCATATAATTGTCTTTGACAGTCATCTTTTTCTTCGCCAAACTGGTCATTTATTTGCTTGTTTTTTAAATCAATTCTTAATAAATAATATGCTATATAAATCACTGATAAAACTGCAATTATTATTAATATATCTACTAATATTTTCATAATTTTCCTTTCTAACTATTGCTCTCTTAATTTGTAAACACTTACAGTTTTTCCAGAAAATTCACATTTAGTTTTACCAATAACTTCTACTTCCCCATTAATACATAATTCCGTTAATCGTGGACTTGAAAAGTTTCTCTCTGATGTAGGAATATATCCTTTTTTAAACATAATTATTGCTATTTGTTTAGCTGTTAATTCACCCCATTCAGCAAGTATTTCTTTTATCTCGCTATATCTCTTTTGTTTATCTACTTTCTCATAACTTTCTTTTCTAGTTTCAAGTGTAATATTTTCACCATAATTTCTTTCTATCATATACGCTCCTTATTTTATTTCTCTAAACTCAAAACCCTCATATTTGTATAACAATAATTTCTTTTTTATCTTGTATTCAGGTGTCTTAAAACCCTTAACATCTTCCACTATAACTTTGCCATTCTCTATATATCTAAAGTCTGCTATATAAGTTATAGGACGGTATTTTTTCTTATCTCTTGTAAAACCTTCTTGAAGAAGGAAAGGCGGTTGGAGTTCTAAGCTAGATATTTCACCTAATGCTTGCCGCCTTTTTAACTCTATATAGCGTTTACTCTCTTTCTTCGAGTCAAACGTTATACCATCAATAACCGTTTTTTTACTTAGATATTTCACTAATCCTTCTTTTCTTCACCTTTAGTATTTGCTTTTTTTCTTGGTGTTTTAGTGCTACTTGTTTTTCTAGTGTGTTTTTTATCAATGTTTGTCATATCTTTTAATGCTTTTTTTCTCGCTTCCTTATATGCAGCAAAATCTTCTTCTCTAATCTTTTTCCTTACTATATAGTTTCTTTCAACAACTATATATTCAGTTAGTAGTAATGGAACTAATACTAATAACATTCCAATTACAATTCCAGAAATTAAATCAGAATGAATAATAAATGTATTAATTACACATAATAGTAATGCTAATATGTTGATAACTAATAATTCTATTCGGACTGAATCGAAAAAGTTGTATGTTTTATGTTCTTTAACAAATTTATCTAATTCCTCTTCTGTATTTTTTCCACTATTTAATACTATTCTTCCAGTTATATCCATTCTTTGTAATACCCAGTCATTTTCAAAGATAGGTATTAAATTAAAATCTCCTGCTAGTTTTTCATTTATTTTATTTATTTTCTTTAAATTCATATTTCCCTCCTAAAATGGTAATTCATTACTATCTATTTCTATTTGTTCACCCATATTTCTAAATGGATCATTACTCATTGCTTTAGCTACTATTTCAGCATCTGTTATTTCTTCTTTGTCTTCTTTCTTTGTTTCAACTTTTCTATCAAACTCTATACTTTCAACAATTACATCAGTTGTCCTAACAGTATAACCTTCATCATTTTCATAAGAACCAGTTTGTATATGACCTAATACAATAATTCCACTGCCTTTATGAAAATATTTACTTATTGTTTCAGCTACATTACCAAAAGCAACGCAATTAATAAAGTCAGCATCATAATTACCTTCTTCGTTCTTAAAATCTCTTCTTACAGCAATACTAAACCTTGAAACAACTTTTCCACTTTGTGTACTATGAGATTCTACATCTCTAGTCAAATTACCCCTTAAAAAAACCTTATTCATTATTTCTTAATTCCTTTCTTAATTTCATTTCCATTTTTTCTTTAAATTCACTTTCTTTAGATGGATACACTACTCTTCCACACGTTCTACATATTGCAGAGTGATTGGTGTAGAATTGTAATGATTTACCGCATTGACAATAAATGCGTAATCCATTAGATTTTTCTTCATATCTCTTGTCCTTCTTCATTTTCTAACCTCATATATTCTTCAACCAAAGCCCACGCAAGTCTTTCATTAATTGGTATTGGAACAAATTTACGAGTATTATCTCTTAAATGAAGCCCTCTTAATCCTTTTATCTTTTTCCCATAGCATTGTTGATATGCCATTCTATAAAGATTTAATTGATAACCCAAATAGTCTTTATCTAATGTACTGGTACGCTTAATATCGGCAAGATATAAACCACCATTAATTTTAAGAAGTAAATCAAGTCTTCCCGCTGCTACAGGAATATTATCTTTAAACAAAACAATAGGTATTTCATTATCTATTACTTCAAATTGATAATGTTTTTGTAAGAAGAGAAAGTTTCTTACTTCTTTGTAATCTTCTTTTTCACCTGTCTTACATAATTTTTCGATTGCTTCATGAATTAGTGTTCCTTTTTCAGCAGCTCTATTTAATACTCGACTATCTACACCATCATATTTTTTTCCAAAATTAGTTTTTAATATTTGAGTTATGCTAGGAAGACAGATTCCATCATATATGTATGTATGTGTGTCATCATCGTATTCAAGAGTTCCACCCTTGATTTCCCATGTTTGCATTATTTTGCTTTTATACGAACGCTAGGTTTTACTTTCGTAAACTTAACGTATTCATCATACATATCTGGATAATCTTCTCTAAATTGTTTAGAATCAAATGTTTCTCTTTCACTTTCTTCAACATAAGTGATAATCACATCTGGTGTTTCTATTTTCTTTATATCTTTATTTCTCATTTCTTCCATTAATGTTAGAGTCAAATCATCTTTCTTTGCTTTTAATTTTTCTTCTAATAATTTAACTTCTAACACTTTATTAACCAATTCTTCACTTGCTAGAACTATATGATTTTCTATTTTTATTAGTTCCATATTATTCTCCATTTTCTTTCTTGCTTTCGTTTATGATCCATTTAACAAGTTCACTTGCTTTAGCAGCAGGTAAATCTTCTAATTTATCTATATTGTTTTTTGCTAGTAATGTTTCTAAATCTTTACCTACGTATCGTTTTTCAATAATTTCAATTTGCTTTGGACTTGCTTTTAAGTTTGTCTTACTTTTTTTCTTTTCAACTTCAGTATTATCCATAGCATCAATTACTTCACCATCAGTAATACCAAAAGCATTTAGATATAAATAACGTTTATAATACGTATTTAATGCACCTAAATATTGAATATCTTGCATACTAGGTACTTGAATATAATTACCTTCAGAATCTTCCATATAATCACCATTTCTATCTTTCTTAAATGTTAATGGTGTATCAAATAGCTTGAATGGTATTCTATATTCTTGTGTTTCTTCACTTTTAATTAAAGTAAGTTTTGCTACCATTGTTTCATTTATATCCGTTTCAATAGTAAATATGTCATTCATTTTTTCTCTTAACATTAATTCATTTAACTTTGGTAGAAAGTCTGATAGTTCAAAATAATCAAATCCACCAAACTTGTTATAACCACTCTTTTTTAGTTTAGAGTTTTGTAGTTCTACTCTTATAGTTATAATGCTGTCATTTAATGTTTTTTTATCTTCCATTTAATCAATCACCTCTTCTAATTGGATATACCCCTTTTCTTGTAGTAGGTTTTTTCCAACAATATTATTTTCTTTAATATTTTGTTTTATAACTTCTATTTGTTTTAAAAATTGTCCTTTAACTACTGTATGAATCTCATCGCTTGGCATTGTTGCCATTTCTTGTAATTGTCTTGGACTTCTTATATATTCTTTAACTAACAACGGTAGTTTTTCAAACTCTTCTTCTGAATGATAACTACTATTACCTATTGCATTTAACAAACTATCCCATAATTCACTATTACTTTCTTGTTTTGGTTGTTTAAGCTCATATATCTTTGTTTTTATAGTTGCAATAGTAGGCATATATTCATTAGTGTTTACTATGCACTTTATAGCACGTGATACTTCTTCGTAAGTATTATCTTTAAACATTTCTTCGTAAAGTTCTACCATATTTGTTATTTCTTCTTCACCCATATCTTTAAATGCGTACGGATATGATGTTCTTAAGATCAATATAATTTTACTTATTTCTTTTCTACTCATTATATATTTTTCGTAATGTATCTAATACGTTATCCTTTCTTTTATTTTCTTTAATTTCAAATAAACCTTTCCAAGAATTAACTATAGAGTTTTCTATCATCTTGATTTGTGTGTTTTCGTCATAGTTATTTAATTTATTTATCAAGGCACTTATAGCTCTTTCACTATTTACTGCTTTTAACTTTGTTCTTTGTTCTAAGAAATCATTAAACAACGAATTTACTTTAAGACTTTCAAAATATTTCTTTTGTATATCTTTAGATATATTTTCTTTTATATTTATTTCTTTATTTTCTTTATTTATATATGAGGAGTTGTTGTCCCGTTTGTTGTCCTTTTGTTGTCCCACTTTTTGTTTCGTATCCTCTTGATTTTGTTGATATATATTGTAATTAATTATCTTTATCGTTGTCCCATTTTTAGATTTGTTAAGTTCCACCATATTATCTTTCTCTAGCAGTTCTAAAAATCTTGTTGTTTTTTTTCTGTCCCAGCCCCATTTATTAGATAAATATAATATTGATAAGTTTACTTCTCCTCTATTAGAGATAACTATTTCGTTATTTTTTATTCTTTTATTTTCTTTATAATTTGCTAATAACAATAAATCTATCCAAGCCTGTCCATAAGAAAACGGTGTTTTTTGCCATATCCAATTATTACTAATATTTCTGTCAATTTGTATATAACCCATCTATCTCACCTTATAGTTATTAACTACACTTTTTTAAATAGTGCGTAATAATCTTTTCCGTAATGTTCACATAATATTTCAATTTCACCTATAGTCCAGTCATGCACTCCTGCTAACTTAGCACTCACTGTTTGTGGTGTTACGTCTAATAACTTAGCAACCTTTGTAAGACTTTCCCTATTTTTTCTCATTTCGTAAAACAAGTCTAGGTATTTGTATTCCTTAACCATATATCTCCTTTCTATAGACACAAAAAAACCGAAATAAGTGTTTTACCTATTTCGGCTAAATCGTTGTAATATATATTATGTTAAGTAGTGTCTTTAGCAAAAAATAAGGTAAAATCTATCTTGTCCTTCTATCTATTTACAAGTCAATTTTATAATACTTATTTTGCCAAGTCAATACTTTTTTATCATTTTCTTTAATTTTTGAAAATGATTTACATAATTTGTGTCAACATCTCGTTAAGCTAATTTACTAAGTTTTTTTATAAGATATTTTATTACTTTTTTGTTCCGCTTTTCCTTTACTTCTCTTTCAAATATTCTCATATAATCATCATAACAATAGTAATTACCTTTATGCCTATAATGAATATCTAGTATCTTCCAACCCATAGATGTTTCATCTCCTACTCTTCTATTCATTGAAAAGCAGGAATGGTCATAAGGTCTTATGAAGATCTCACCATTTGATTTTTGGTATGTTATTATACAATTCAAAACATTCACCCCCTTTTTAAAATCAACTATTATAATTCTTTTTAACTATATAGTCAATAATAAGGTGAATATTTTTAACTAACTAACCATACGTATTCTACTTCACGATCTCTACAGTCGAAAGTGTCATAAATGATTCCATTTTTACTACATACTATATGTCCATCTGTCGTAATTAACAAAGTAGAGTTAGGAAACATTCCTGACACCTCTCCTATAGTGCCATAAACGCCGTATAAACGATGAAACGTGTTGTTAAGGTAATTTATCACAAAATCCCTTTTATCAAAGAGAGTGCCTTCATATTGGGCTAAATCACTCATATAATCATATACGTAGTCCCAAGACTTATTAGTAGCACATGAAATTGCCCTTATTACACAATCATCAGTATATCTATTTACTGCGTTTGCGTTATAAAAACGATACATCTTACATCATGCTTCTTTGTAATGTTTCTCTTAGTTGTTGCTTTTGTTCATTGGTGTCCGCTTCTTCATATAAAACTTTAATAAAGTCTTCAAGTGCTTTTACCATATAATGAAAAGATTTGTCGGTTTCTTGTCCTGCTCCATATCTTCCGTAGCTTTCAGCATATCTACCATACTCTCCAGCCATTCTATCAAGTTGTTCTTGTCCACGATATTTTGCATCAGTTCCTCTTCTTCCATAACTTCCACCACGTCCATATCCATATTCACCATAAGATCCTTCACCATAGTTTCCATATCCACGTCCGTAGTTTCCGTAGTTTCCATAATTACCATAATTTCCATAATTCATATTCTTATCCTCCTTTGCTAAATGTTTTATTTTACTTAACTTGTATATGTAATCTAAATTATTAGATGTAATTCCCTCTCCTTCTTCTAATAATTCCTTAATAGACTCTTCTACTTTTTCAATTAATTTTTCTTCCAACTTTATCACTTCCTTTCTCGAGTAATGAAATTATTTTTTCTTGATTTTTTAATAACTTTTCAAGATAATAATTATCCTGTTTTTGCAGTTCTTGCATCAAATCAGTATTATTAAAATCCTGCATTAATATAATGAGATTATATATTTGTAATATCAATGATGCCATATCTATAGAATTATATCTCATTAGTTATTGCTTCTTGAAAGATTAAATGTAGCATTTGTGATAATAGGTATTTGTGTTGTGATAGGTGTAGCAGGAGTTGTTGGAGTAATTACACTAGGAACACTTTGAATTGTTAGACTTGTTGTTCCACGTGGACAAACTCTTATCTTCCTATTAAATGATATTGTTTCATAATCATCTGCTGCATCAAGTGTTACTGCTCTTACTGTATCAGGTAATAATACACCATCTTCATATAAGCCTATTGCTACTACTCCAGCAGTTGCAGAACTTATGGTAGCACTAAAATTAGCATTATAATAACCATTATAATTATTTCCAAATACTTTAAATATTGGATTACCATTCTCATAATCTAACCAACCACCATTGCAACAGAAAGCACACCTTGTTCTTATATTTGTTGTATCATATACTATTGGACTTGAATTACTTGCAAGTACCAATGGTTCATTAATAATTGTTTGTATCATTGTATCTCTCCTTTCATAAATAAAAGAGAATAGAACTATGCCTATCCTCTTAAGTGCAAATTCTGCACTTTAATTAGCAAGTTCTCGTATTCGAGTATGTCGTTATCGACTATTTGCTTAAATTAAACCTGTTGTATAGTTTCCACATCCACACCCATTATTATTAGGGCAAGTGAATATTGGAGTACGTCCATATACTGGTGTACTTGGTACAGGGCAATTACTTAATCTGTTGTATAATTGGTCTACTTCATTAGCAAATCCCTGTGCAATAAATGAGTTTTGTGCTATTTGTGATGCTTGTAAATCTTTCATTAAGATTTCTCTTTGTAAATCAGTAATCTTTTCATTTTTAGCATCAATCTTGTCATTGCATAATTGGTCTAGTATTCTTTGAGTATTGGCTGTTTGGTTAGTTATAATATCTCTACCAATTTCATTAATTAGTTGTCTATCAGCACAATTTTCACTAATAATAGTACTGTTTAGGTTTGCAGTTGCTAAACGATTTTCGCAGCAGCAATCTGCAAATTGACGACTTAATGCAAATGTATCTTGCATTTGATTCATAGCACGATTATTTGCTGCAATTTCAGCATTATAAAAACCATTGCTTACTGTACTATTCATATCAGCACAACAGTTACATAATTGATTGCTTAATGACCAAATGCCTTCACGTGTTCCCTCAATTTGATTGCTTAGGTGTAATGTATCGAATCCATCATTTGTGTTATTCATGATTTCCTTTTGTCCATTAGACAACCACGCATAACCATTATCGAAACTATTATTACCACCAAAGAAACCATTATTACTATTATTACCCCAAATTAATGCAAGTAAAACGATTAACCAAATAGCACTATCTCCACCAAACATACCATTACCGCCAAAGCCTCCACCATTTCCATACATTACTGGATATGGATAAAAACCATTACCGTTGTTTGTGGCTAATTCAACAGTAGGTTGTATACCGTTATTCATAAATACCTCCTTTCTTCAAGTTTTATACCTAGGTTATTTAACCTTGATACCATATTTATTAAGTTGTTCATTTGAAACCCCAAAGCCATTTGCAAATCTTATAAAACCATTTATTTGACTAGGTGTATATTTACTTGTCATATCTTTTAAAATTTCTTGGGGATTATTTTGATTTCTTATTAGATTTTGAAATTGTTGAAATGCTTGGGGATTCTTCGCTTTTAGTTGATTCTGTAATTGATTCATCAACATCATATTTGGATTCATTCTTCGCCATTCCTTTCTTTAATTCTTCAATTTGTGCCTGTAAAAACTCAATTTTAATATCTTTATCATCTTTTGCAATGATTTCAGTAAGTTCATAGGTTTTTATTTCACCTTTATTATTCTTGATCCATACAACACTCATATCTTTACTAAAGTATGGTGTTTCACCTAAAACAACTTCTCTTTGTACTTCTTCCATTGAGTTTGCATATCTAATAATATCTCTACTATTAGGCATTAATTGAAATGTTTGATTAATACTTGGTTGAGCTTGTTGTGGTATTTGTGATTTAATTCTTTCCAACTCAGCAATTTGACTATTAATTCTATCTATGTTTGCCTGTGGATTGTAAAACGAATTATTATACATCTTTTCCTCCTAACAAAAAAAGAGTTTTAATAGTTTACTATCTGCTCATCGCTTATTAGGATTACTATTAACACTCCTTTCATTTTAAGAATAATACTTTTAAAATTTTTAAAAGTGTCAAAAAAGTGCAAAAAAAATTAGTTCATTAAACTAATTAATTTTGTAATTTCCATTTGTAAGTAATTGTTATATAACTCTTTAATCTTTTTGATTTCATATTTAATAGTTCTTTCACTTACACCTATTTCTAAACTCATTTTAACTATTGTGTCTTTATTTATCATCATATCTAGTATTTCTTTTTGTTCATCTGTTAATCTTACTTTATTTATAAAATCATCATATAACACATTAATCTTTAATTTTTCAATCATTTCCCCACCTCACGTTGATATAATACACAAATTAATATCTTTTAAAGTGCAAAGAAAATGCAATTAAATGCAAATTATCGCAAATTATCGCAATTATATATTTTATAAAAACTTACATATTCGTAAGTATATATCTTTCTTTCTGTAACTTATTGTTCTACTTGAATAACCAGTTTTAAATATAATTTCTTTCATTGTTTCGCCTTTTAAACATAAGTCAAGTATAGTTTTTTCTTTCTTACTTTCTTTTAATATTCCTTGTCTTATTATATAATCGTATGTTTCTTTAGGCATATCAAAATAATAATGCTCTTTCATACATCCCCCAACAAGTTGAGTATTATATGTTATATATAATAAAAAGTCAATAAAAAAGAGCAGATCACTCTACTCTACTAATGCTTGATATGTATATTGTCCGACTATTCCGTCTGGATTAAGATGTTTAGCTTTTTGAAAATTAACAACAGCTTTTTTGGTATCTTTTCCGAAATAACCGTCTGCTCCACTCTTACCACATGAATATCCTAATTCAATCAATCTTGTTTGTAACCATTTATTCATAATACGATAACTATTGTTGTATTGCAAATAATGTTTAGCACACGCTTGTTTTGTTTTAACACCAAATATACCATCTTCTGCAAGCCCACATTTGAATTGTTCATTTAATTTACTTTGTAACAACTTTGTTTGATTTAATGGCTGTGGTTCATCACTATAATCTATATATTTTAATTTACCATGATAAGTCCATCTTCTACTTTTACTACCTTTATAACTACGAGTTCCATTTTTATCTATATCACTAATAATACATTTATTAGTTCCCCAACTTGTAGTACACTCAAATACTTTGCCATTACCTAAATAAATACCTGTATGATTTATTGCTTTACCTT